CCACTGCTTCTGATGGGCTTCACAGTAGGACTTGCCGGGGAGCGCGTACTCATGGCATCCCTGCCACGCGCACGGGCGTTTAGGATACTGGGTCATGCGATGCCTCCGCGATGATGGCGTCAGTCTCGCTGCTCACGAGCCTCATGGCGTCAGGCACGGAGCACTGAGCATCAAGGCTGATGTCGAGGAGGCTGAGGTCGTCAACCCAGTACCGCCACGCAATGAGCGTCTCGGGCTTTACGCCGCGCCTCTCGGCGATTGCGCTGACCGCGTCGTCAACCCTCTTCTCGTCGGGGGCGAACCCCGGCTCCTTATGCCCAAAAAGGAAAGCGTCAGACGGGCAGAAGTCGCGCCTTGCGGCTCCCCACCTCCTGACGCTCGCCTCAGTGACTCTTACAGGCTTCTTTGTCTTTCTCTCAGCCATATGCTCTCCTGTCTGCTGTTACAGTGATGTCAACATGCGGGTTGTTCTTCGAGACCCCCGCGTACCTGAAATGCGTGTCGATGACGTGATATGAATTGTCGTCCGGGATGATGCCGTTCGAGACGAGGCAGTCCTCGAAGAACTTGTCGATGACCGCCCCGATGTTCATGACGTCCTGCCGCCTTGAGGAGCCGAACCACACGTCATAGCGGATCTCGATGATGTCGTACCTGACTGGCGGCAGGAGGCGGCGGACGGTCTCGGCGAAGAGGTCTTTGAGCTTCGCCTTGATGATGTAGTGGGCGTTCCGGTACAGGTTGAGGTTCAGCGGGTACATGCGCCTGCCGAGCCTCAGCCTCGAGGGAACGGTAACCGTAAAGCTGTCCGGCTCACTCATGCCATCTCCTCCGGCGCTCCGTCATCGACGTGCTTCACACGCTCCATGACCTCCTCCTGCTTGCCGCTGTTGAACGGCCTCGCGTCAGGCGCGCCGAGATATCCGCAGACGCGCCTGATGACGCTGACCTTCGCCGGGTCATGGCAGCCGCAGTTCGGGCAGGTGAAGCCCTTGCTGGTGCACTCGAACTCGCCTTTGTATCCGCACTCAAAGCACTGGTCAACCGGGGTGTTGGTGCCGAAGTACGGAATCCTGGTGTAGGTGAAGTCCCACACGTCCTCCAGCGCCTCAAGGTTCTTCCGCATGTTGGGGAACTCGGCGTAGCAGATGAAGCCGCCGGAGGAGTACTGGGGATACCCCTTCTCGAACTCGATTTTTGAGTACGCGTCGGTCTTGTAGCGGACGTCGAGGTGGAAGCTGTTGGTGTAGTAGTCCTTGTCGGTCACTCCCTCGATGACGCCGAACTCCGCCTTGTCGAGGGCGCAGAAGCGGCGGCACAGGTTCTCCGCCGGAGTTCCGTAGAGGCTGAAGCCGTAGCCGGTCTCCTCTCTCCACTTCACGCAGGTGTCATGCAGGTACTTCACAACCGTCTCACCCTCAGTCCTCAGGAGCTCAGACTCAAACGGGTTCTGATTGTGGTGCATCGCCCTCAGCATCTCGTTGACGCCGATGTAGCCGAGGGATACCGAAGCCCTGCCGTTTTTGAAGATGGGGGCAACCGGATCGTCAGCCTTCAGCCTGACGCCATAGGCGCCTTCCATGTAGAGTATCGGCGCAACCTTCGCCTTCACGCCGTCCATGCGGTGAACCCTGACCATCAGGGCATGGAAGCAGACCTCGAGCTCCTCATCGAGGATGCGCCAGAACTCCAGCCAGTTCCCCTTCGCAAGGATTGCGACGCGCGGCAGGTTGACGCTGACGACGCCGAGGTTGCAGCGTCCGTCAGTCTCCTCAACGCCGTTCGCGTTGATCCACTTCGGCAGGAATGACCGGCAGCCCATCGGATACTTGAAGCTTCCGGTGACCTTCACGACCTGCTCGTAGTTGAGGATGTCGGGGTACATGCGCTCCGAGGCACATTTGAGCGCCAGCCTCTTGATGTCGTAGTTCGGATCGCTGGGCTTGCGGTTGATGCCGTCCTTGATGGCAAAAATCAGCTTCGGGAAGACCGCGGTGCGGTGGTTGACGCCGAGGCCGTCGATGCGGTTCTGAAGCACTGCCTTTTGTATCCAGCGCGCGTACTTGCTGGTGCCGAGGCCGAAGCCGAGTGTGACGAACGGAGTCTGCCCGTTGGCGGTGTGGAGGGTGTTGATCTCATACTCGAGAGCCTGGAACGCGTCATAGCACTCCTTCTCGGTCGCCTTGTCGGCGAGCGACTCAGCGTCCTGCCGCTCCGGGGCGATGGAGGTGATGTACCGGAGATGCTTCTCCCAGCTGGTCTTGACGTAGGGCTCGAGGATGCAGTCAATGCCGTTCACTGTGCATCCGCCGTACTGATGGCTGGCAACCTGCGCGATTATCTGTGCCGTGATGGCGCAGGCCGTCGTAATGGACTTCGGCGTCGCTATCTCGGCGTTGCCCATGCGGAAGCCCTTGCTGAGCATGTCGCGGAGGGCGATGAGGCAGCAGTTGACCTCCGGGAACAGCGGCGAGTAGTCGAGGTCGTGGAGATGGATAAATCCGCGCTTGTGGTCTTCCGCGATGCGCCTGCCGAACTCCTTGTCCGCCTGCTCGTAGTAGAGGAGACCGCGCTCGCGCGAGACGATGCCCGCCGCCATGTCGCGCATAGTCGCTATCGTCTCCGAGTTCTTGTTGGCGTTCTCGTGGAGCATGTCGGCGTCATCACGCCTGATGATGAGGGAGTCAAGCTTCTGGTAGATTGCCCCGCGCTCCTCGCGCGCGACATCTCGGTCATGGCGGTACTCGATGTAGGCGCGGGCGACGGCGGAATCCCTTTTCATCAGGGAGTCCTCGACAAGCTTCTGCACTTCCTCAACGGTAATATCACCCTCAGCCTTCGAGGCCTCGCGCGTGACATCAACAGCGACAAGCGCCATAAGCGTCTCAGGATTGCCTTTCCTGACCGCCGCGTATGCCCTGCATACCGCGGACTTTATCCGCGACTGGTCAAACTCCGCGACGCGCCCGTCGCGCTTTACAACCTTCTTCATGCTACCTCCCTGTAGATCCTGAGTGCGTGCCGCGCTCCGCGTCATCGGCGTCTATGCCGTCGGCGCGGAAGCTCCATGTAACGAAAGCCTGAAGGAGCCTGTCGCCGCGGCGGAACTGCACGGGCTTCGCGCTCTCGAGGACTGCGCACCACTCACCCTTGTAGTCAGAGTCTATAAGGCCGATCGTGTTCCACAGCCTGACTCCCCAGTTCATACCAACCGAGGAGCGCGGGATAATCTGCACGCTGTACCCGTCCTCAATGTCGGCGGAAAATCCCAGGCTGATGCTGGCAGGCTCTCCCGGAGTGAGGTACAAATCGTCCTGAAGGTACAGGTCAAAAGCGGCAGCGCCTTTGGTCTTGTACCTCGGCGCGATGAAGTCGTTCCTGAGCGGGTGAATTGTGATGTGCATTCCTTTCTCCTCAATCCTCTTCCGTTTCAAATCCCTGAGCTGGCACTGCGCCGCCTTGAGCCTCTTTGCGAGGTCGATGGCGTCAAGGAGCCTTTTGTCAGCCTCCAGCGCCGCAAGCCTCATGCGCAGGCGCGCCTCCTCTGCTGGTGTCATATCTTCGCCCTCTGTTTCCTTGCCTCGCGCAGCGCTTCCAAATCCATCTCGTAGTACTCCAGCAGCTCGCGGAAGTAGGCGATCCTCTTCTCGTTCGGCGGGCACGGCCACAGGTCCTCAGCGGCCTCGGCCTCTTCGATATCCGCCTTCAGCGCGCGGATCTTTGCCTGCATTTCCCTGATGCCCATATTCCTCCATCTCCTCAGCGGTCGGCTCTGACTGACTCATACGCCCTCACTAGCGCCTTGTATCTGATTGCGATTTCGTCGCACTCGGCTGCGAGAGCCAGACTTTCCGCAACCTTTCGTGAAATGTCGGCTCTGGAGTAGCAGACAAGGCCGGACTGAGTGCCGGAGGTCTTGGGCAGTTTTGGACAGGTACTGGTGTCTGACAGCCGGTCAGCATCGACATAAGCGTCAACAGTCCTGCGATAATCGGCAATCTGATGCTCATAGTCCTCAACAATCGCATTCTGCGCCTCCTGCGCCTTGCGCTCCGCCTCACGTGCCTGCCTCTCCGCGGTCAGCTCGGCGGCATGGATTTCAGCCTCACACGCCCTGCGTTCTGCCGCCGAACCCTGCCACCTGCCGATGCCGTATGCAAGGGCAACGGCGGCGATGGCGGCGGCGGAAATGTAAGCTATCAGCCTGATGCTCATATGCGCCTCCATTCACGGCGCTTCCACTGCCTCTCCCATGAGTCCGCGCGATACCGCTCATGCACTCTCACTGTGTCGAAAATCGCCTCGAGCACGTCAGGACGGCTGCTGAGGAGGCTCCGCGAGCGGTTGTCGAGGCTCTCCCAGAAGCGGCGCTTGGTGACGGTGTCCAAAGGCAACGGGCAGAACTCGGTCATTTCGTATCCTCCGCCATCGCCTGCCTGTCCTGCTCGAAGTGAGGCGGCATGGCGGCAGCGTGCTCGATGCCGAGAGCCTTCTCTTGCTCAGTGATGAGCCTGTCGAGGTAGTACCTCGCTTTCTTCAAATCAGCAAGCGCCGTGCCCTTCCATCGCCATCTGAAAAGATACTTGAGGCAGGTGCCGACAAGGAACCCCTCGAAGCCTGAAAGGCCTGTGCAGGCGGACTCGATGGCGTCTATAGCCTCGATTGAGCCGTGGTTGTAGTAGTCTCTCTTTTCGATAATCATCTCAGCCCCTCGGAAACATTTTGTCCAAC